CCATGAACACCACTTAGAGTGACATGACATATTATACTATTTCGAAATATGAGTAATTAAATGATACTGCGGCGGTGAGATATTCTACATCCACAGTAGTAATATCGAATGGTAAAGATGATAGATTCACTGGCTTTGCATCAATGAATCTAATTTGTTTAGTAAGATTATTAGCACTATTCATAATGTTAAGAGTTAAATCTCTTACATTAGATGATGAGTGCGGGTTATCAACTTGATTATATAACCAATCATATATTTCTTGATAATTGATTAAGTCTTCGTCAACAAGGAAAGTACACTCAAAATCTCCGTACTCTATTTTATCAGAGGCAATAGTAATATTACGTGAAGGTGTTGCGAAAGGAGCTCCTGCGACTGATATGTCGGGGAGAACCATAGTTTGAATTGTAAACTCAGCTGTAGGGTATGTTACACTATCTAGCTGTAAAACGAATGAGGTGGGGTTTAAATAATTTGGCATAATTATATTTATACGAAAAAAAAGGACTCTTTCGAGTCCTTCTTATTGTTTCCTAAGAAACTAACCTATAATTTACAGGTTAGTAACGTTGAAACGACGGTAGTAAACGTTTGCACCAGCAGCACTTGAAGTGAACGGGTTGTTAGTCATACCATAACGAGTTTTGAAACCAATCTTAGGTTGGAAGTCATTTTCGCCAATTGTCTTCATCATTGATAACGGAACGTACGGACAGTAGAAGATACCTGCATCATAAGAGTTAGCACCCTTATAACCAACTGTTACATAGTCACCAGCATTGAATGGGTCTACATAAAGTTTCATGCCACCGTTTAAAGTACCAAGGAACAAGTTACCAGTTACGTCTGCAAGAGCAGTACTAGCAGTGTTACCATACTGAACTGAACCAGTTGCATTTAATGCAGCTGCTACGCCAGAAGAGATGATAGCAAAGTTACCTTTACCACGTCGAGTTGCTTTAGCAATTTCTGAAGCTTCGATTTCCATCTTAGTGATAAGAGCTTTATATACTTCAACTTCCCAACGTCCTTTAGAAGAACCTGAAACTGGAGTAGCGTCAAATGCAGTACCTGCAACAGCTTGAGTGTTGATAGTATGAATCATTTCACGGTTGATTTCACCAAGAATTTCAGATGAAAGGATGTTAGCCAATTCAGTTTCAGCATTAAGACCGTGTACAGCTTTAAGGTCTTGAGCTAATTCCATTGTGTATTGAGCACGTAATTGACGAGACTTAGCTTCAACCATAGACTTCTCAATAGAGAAACCCATTTCGTTCCAGTTAGCATCGCTTTCAGCATCAGCAGTAGCCATACCAGAACCAGTGCCAGCAGAACCAGTACCTGAGAATGAATCATCAGCTTCACCGAACAATGCTTCAGTTGGTGCAACGTCATCAGCAGTACCTGAAATACCGTCTGCTCCAGAAGTACCGTCTGAGTAGTTAGCCTTCATAGCAAAGATTAATCCAGTAGGACCAGTCATTGGTTGAACACCAGCAATATCAAATGCTAGTAAGTTAGGCGTAGCACGTCTAACTAATGAGATCATTACTGGATCCCAGTTATCGATTCCACCAGTTGCATCAGTACCGCCAGCAGCCATGCGAGTTTCGTTAAGTGCTTTTTCTTGGTTTTCAAGAATTACCGCAGTTACAGCACGTTTGTGCGCGTCTGTAATTGTTCCAGCATCAGTAGCTTCTAAAACTGGTGCCCACTTCTCTTGTAAGTTTTGTGTATTTAATTCCATTTATATTCTCCTATATTAGAATTGTTTTGCGTGTTGAATTGCATCAAGGTATGAAGCCATAGCGCCAGTAACTTGTGTTTCTTCTTTAGTGTTTTCGGTAATTGCATCGATATCATTCTCAGCTTTTACTTCCGTGTCGTCTTTGTTAAGGTAAGACTCTTTAATTGTTGCAACTTTAGATGCAAACTCAGCATTATCTTCAGCAGTTACTGCTTCAGTTAATTCTTTAAGTTTAGCAGCTTCTGTAGCAGCAAGACCTTCACATGCTTCAGTAACAATTTCATTACGTTCGAAAGCTTTAACTTTCTCTGATAATTCCATGTTAGCTTCTTGACTTGCATTCAATTGATCCTTAGCATCAGTTACTTCTTCAGTTAAAGCGTCAACTATTTCAACTTTATCTTCTGGTACATTGATGTAATGCTCAGTAAACACACCGTGCATAGCATTGATGAATGATTCAGTGATTTCAGATTTAAGACCATGCTCAATAGCAACTTCATTCTCTTTAACCCAGTTCTCAACTACGTAGTTAAGGTAACCATCTACCTTGTCTACTAAATCTTCTTTAATAGCATTAACTTCTTCTGACAAATCAGATGCATAACGCTCTTCTAATTCAACAGTTTTAGTTGCAACTTTTGTATGTAAAGCAGCTTCGAAAATAGTAGCAGCCTTTTCTTTGAAGCCTTCAGATAAAGACTCTTCGCCTTTAACTAATGCATCAACGTCTTCTTTGAATTTGTCTTTCTTAGACTCTTTCTTAGATTTAGCTTCTTTCTTTTCGTTCTCTACTTCGCCTTCTTCTTCATCACCTTCATCATCTTCTTCGTCATCTTCTGATTCAACTTTAGCTTTCGCTTTAGCTTTTTCAGCAGCTTCGAAGATTGCATCCAATTCATCTTTATTCATTTCTTGTAAAGATGCATTAATTGCAGAGATCGTACGAGCTTCTGTTAAGGGAGCTTCTACTTCTGTATTAGTTTCCTCAACAATAACCTCTTCAGCGATGTCTTTAATTTCTTCTGACATATTATTTACTCCTGTTAGAGTTACAGTTTAGAGAGGAAATGTTCAAATCCGCTAATTTCAGAATCGGTATTATCCACTTCTTCAGTTATAGGTTCCATCATTTCAGTCTCACCTTCTTCAATTACCTTAACAAAATGACCCGGCTTATCCATAGTCCAATCAACACCTTCCATGATTCCATTTACGAAAGCATTTGGTGCAGATGGATCTTGGACAATATCTACAGTTGAAAGCATAAAATCATCTTTCACATAGTTAACGCCGGCTCTTTTTTCAAGGCTTCCCATACCACGACTTGAAACACCAAGTTGAACACCACCTTCAACCAAACCTTTTACGATCTGGCCCATAGGAGTATCTAAAATGAGTGCCTTCCCAATCACATTATTACCGTCCCATTTAAGTTCTGTAATTCTGTGACTAACTTTATCTAAGTTGATCGAAGGGCCTTCTGGGTGATTTAATTCACCAACGGCTCTACCGGTCATTACTTGTTCATTGTTGTATCTATCCACGGCAGCAGTAAGAACTTCACGTGTGTAAACACGACCGTTTCTATTCTTGCCTTCCGCTTGCATAAAAATTCCTTCGATGTACGTTTCTTTCTTACCGTTCTTTCCTTCGGTAATAGAGTAACCTAATCCTTCATTTGTATACTCTGCTATTAACTTCATGCTAATCCTTCATTTTCCCAGCGTCTATAGCTGTTTCTATATCTTGAACTGCTTTCTTCATCTTGTTGACAGCCTTCTTATCTGTAGCTGCATTACTAAATGCTTTAATTAACCCCTTTAATGAGTTATGATATACATCATAGGCTTTGTCAAAATCATCCAACTTGCCTTCATTAATTGTGTTATATGCTTCATGAATGTTCATGCTATTTTCCTATTTTAATTCTTTTGGTGCCTTAACGTCTTTCATACCTAATGAACCAAACCACTGTGATGCCATTCTATCATAGACTTGTTTTGCTTCTTTTTGAATTGTATTATTCACACCAACAAATTTCATTTGGGCATACACTGCTGCGAAATCGTTTAATGTTTTTTCTGCTTTCCTCTCGTCAAACTTCTCGTTTAACTCAACAGCATTAATACGCATATCAATATATGCTTGTTCTGTGTTATTCATACACCCATTACCTTTAAAAATTCTTGTAAACCTTTCTCAGCTTCTTTAACTGATTTAAAGGTATCTAGTTTTGTTTCATCTACGTATAAGATAAACTTATTTGCCTTACCCGTAATTACCGCTTTAACATCTTTCTTTTTACCTAAACGGTCTAATTCTTTTACAACCTTTTCACCAGATGATAACTTCATCTTAGCTTCAGTAATAGTGCTGAATGATTCTTTAAATGTTAACATCTTGTGTTGGTTCCTCTACTGGTGTTTCTGATCCATACATGCTTTGTGCAATCGTTTGTTTTTCAACATCTAATGCTGCATTCATTTTCTGATGTATAATATCATTAAACGTGTTGTTAGATGCTTGTGCATCTCCGCTACCAATTTTATTAATTAAGTCTTTAATATCCATTATTTATATCCTTCTTGTATAATATATTTATAAAAATGCAACTTTATGTATACAAATCAGCATCAACATCTTGATCTGGTTCACCTTTCATTTGCTTATCCATTGCTTTAATGTCTTCATCTGTGAACTGGAGAATCTTCTTCTTAACATATTCTTGAGAGAAGTAAGTACCTACATATTCATCGATCATAGATAGATTCTCAATACGTTCTTTAAAGATTTCACTTTCTTTTAGTTCAGCGTAGTAATTATCTCTTTCAAATTCAATAGCAATCTCATGTTTAATAGTCTTCCAATCAGAAGGTACAATAATCTTTTTAAGTATTAATTGTCTCTTAAGCACTTCCATGAATAAACCACCAAACTTAGTACGAACTCTATCAATAAACTTCTGGAACTTCAACTCATCACGAGTAATTTCAGATGAACGACCAACATTGAATGTAGAGTCTTGTTCTAATCTTGAAAGTGGTACATTAAGAGATCTATATAATTTCTTTTGAAAATACACAATATCTTCAATTTCACCTAGGTTTTGTCCACCTGGTAATGTAGTAATCTCTGTACCCCTACCGCCTTCACGACGAGGTAACCAGAAGTCTTCCATAATAGATTTATGGTTTCTTTCATCTTTAATAGCACCAGTCTCAGAATCGTAAACAATCTTATTACGATACTTGTTCATAGTATTATTTAAGTACTCTTCTGCTTTGCCCTTTGGTAAGTTACCAACATCAATATAGAATATACGACGCTCTGGTGCTCTTGAAACACGATAAATGACAATTGAATCTTCCATCATAGATAGCTGATTCATAGGTTTCAATGCTTTATGCAAGTAACCAATAATCTTATCTCTTTTATCGTTCAATAAACCAGAGTTAACTTGAATAATAGCATCAGTCGAGATTCTTAATCCTTCCGAGTTATTAACAAGTTCATCATCTTGGTATAAGTAATACTCAGCAACTTCTTTGATTAACTCAACATTAGTTGCTGGATCTAATTCTTTAACGACTTCTTTGATCTTGCGTATTTTAGTAGGATCAATAAGCTTAAGCTCTTGGATACCGGTACCATCCTTATCACCAATTATTACATGATAGAATAATCGACCATCTACATACCAACGTCTGAATAGGTCATATGCATTGTTGGTAAAATCAAGAGTTTTAAGAACCGTTTCAAATTCCTCCATCATGAGCTTTTTAACATTATCCGGCTGATCTAGATTATCTAAATTCAACGTTACGATTTTATTATCATCCGATATTACAATCGCTTCATTTGTAATATCTTCAATAGCTGCATCAATCTCAGGATATGATGCTATACCTCTGTACTTGAATACGAGCTCTGCGTCATTAACAAACTGATCACCTGAGATATCAAGGTATTGTCCAAAATATCCACCTGTAGGAGATATTAGATATGAACCATCCTCGTTCTCATGTGTAAACGATTTTGCTTTAATTTTATCTTCGATCTTCTTCTTTTTAAAGGAGAATCCGAATAAGTTATAATTGTTTTCTGGCATAATTTTCTTTTTTAAATGTTGCTAGTTGTATTTATACAGCATTTAAAAAAGGCCCTCAACGAAGGCCTTTTATGTTACTTATGTTACTTAACTAGTTTGGTCTGATTCCCAATATTGTAATTGGAATTCAACAGTGAACTCTTCAATAGTATCAGCATTGTCATATCCGACTTCAATCGCGCTAAGCGCAGTAGGAAAACAACCTCTAATATTAAAATTCTTTATTTCAGATCCATCTTTATCAAGTTGAGCTACAGCCATATCAGCCATGTAATCACTAGGATTAGTCATGCCTGTATTATTGTTATGCTCGTTAATACCATTCATCCACGCTTCGAAAGAATTCCAAAGAGAGAAGTCGGTATCATTAATAATTGTAACTGACCAAGGTTCAAATGTTCTATCACCAGCCACTTGCAATTGTCTACCTCTAAATGCAATAGGGATAGGAGCAATTGTTGATCCTGGTAATGATGTAGCTTTAACCATGAATGAAGCAAGTTCTACATCACCCGTAACAAAGCTAGGGAAACCTAACGTTGCTTTGAATAAATTAGCTCTTGCACCACCACCGATTAGTTTTGCTTTAAAATCGTCTACGCCTAAAATAGCCATGATTAATTACCTCCAGCGATTTCACTAAATTCAACACCAGTTCTAGTAGCAATGAAGTTTAATGTAATAAAGTTAATAGAACGTGCAGGCTTGATATAAATATCAGCTACGAAACGATTAGTATCGATTACGTCACCAGTATTATTAGTATCATCACAAACTACTTTAAAGTCTGTAATTCCTCTACGTCCCTTGATATCCCTTAAGAATGGTTCAGTCATGTTTCTAAATTGTGCTCTAGTGAACTCATCGTTGAATTCAAATAAAGACGCT